TCAACCATTCGATTCGGTCGTTACGGTTCGAGCCGACTTCAAGCACCATGGCATTATCAGCACTGGTGATCTCCCTGATCGTGGTCTGCTCTTCGTAGATCAGATTCTGATTCTCCTCCCAACCTTCAGGCCATGGAGCATCCTTGATCACTTTCTCTGTGGAGGTGACGATATCGAACGTGGTGAAATCATGAGTGACGAACGGCCTGGAAGCCCACAGGCGATACGGATGGTTTATGCTGGAAGCAAACCACAGCCTATTCGAGCAGTATGCAACACATCCCGGATAATTCCCTGCACCCTTGAACATTCCGGCATACTTCGAATCTGTAGTAGGATCCAGTGTGGACCACGTGAACGATCCTCCCGTATAGGTCAGGATCTTCGGTGCATGGTTGCGATGAGCAAGATACAGACTCTGATAATCTTGAGTATACTGGATTTCAGAAAGCTCACTGGCGAGATACGGAACCGGGAACCCGTCTACTGGGTTTCCTTCAAAGGTGATGGGATAGAGAGTGCCATCAGCATAGCGGATGCTCAATTTCTGGTCAGTCAGTTCAATCAGGAACGATAGATGGACGCTGATGGTGAACGCGATGATGCGACATCTCCCATCCAATGCTTCAAGCAGCACGGTTCCCGGTCTGCGAGTGACTCCTCCCTGAATCATGATGAGGAAATTCTCCAACCGAGACACTCCGCTATGATAGATCCCCAGATCAGGCCGACCGCCCAGTTTCGGTGAGACCTCTCCACTGGTGAAGTTGTTGACAAGCACATCGGCCATCTCAGGCCTCCCTGCTGGTGTTATGACAATCTGCGGAAATCAGACCCTGTGATGCCCAGGTGTATCGCTGAAGTATCATCTGATCCATTCTGCCATCTGGTACCAAAAGGCCAGAAATCTGAAACGCCAAGGCATAGGCAATCAGTTCATAGAAATCATCCGGCACGTGCTCAGTCGGCAGTTCTTTCATGATGCCATACACCACCGCATTATCTACGTCGGTATAGAGTCTTCCACCAGCGACCTCGTAGGGGAATACGCTGAAAGCCTGTACGACCTTCATGGTTCCTTCTGGCAACTTGTATCCATGCAGATATCCTCTCGAACCACCATCATCATCTGAAGTGTCCAGCTGGAGCCTGACTACGAGGAAGGACCAGTCAAATTCCCGCATCGCCTTGAGTTTTGCCAGAGGGTAGTAGAGTTTGCATAACCGGACCTCCTTTGAAGGTGTAGGGCTGTCCAGATCCTCCTGGGTGATCTCCCGGTCAAAGAGAGAAAGCGTGATGTTGAACAGCTCCAATTCAGTCATGACGTGCTCCTGAGAAACAGGGGGCCGAAGCCCCCATCATCATTTCTTCGAGGCTGTCTTCTTCTCGACAGGCTCATCCGTGGACACCTTTTCAAGCCACTTGAACTGGATGTCCGCACCCTTTGCCACCTTGATCGTCTGCCCCTTCTTGAGGAACATGCCGTCGTAGTAGCAATCCCGTTTTGCGACATAGCTCTCCATTACAAAGGCCTCACCGTTCCCACGACCTCACCCTGGGCAAAATCGTTGTCTTCTACCGGGTTCACCAGATCCACTCTCACGTACTGACCGCACTTGTCTGGAAGCGCAGCCTTGTACAGAATGAACCCTTCAATCAGATCATCTGCATCGAACACTTCGCTGCTCTGCACAACCGAGAGACTGTCCGGATCGTCTCCGGAATAGATCTTGATCTGCAGTTTCGGCTCGTGTTCAGTAGTGTTTTCCCCTTCCACGGTAACACCGACTTCTGCCGCCTTGGAAACGTACACTTCCAGCACCTGGTTCGTTTCGACCATCTGGTTCTTGGCATCGAAATCGATCACCACACCTGCCTTGGTAGCCCCTCCGGTCACGCTGGCAAGTGGATAGGCGATGGGATCGAATGTCGTTCGAGTTTTCTCAATCAGCATAGGAGTACCTCCTCACACAATCTTGGACTCGGTGTTGAGCATCGAGTCGCATCTGCGAATGACGAACGAGTCGAACATCACATCCCCAATCGCATTCTTCGGGACGCTGTCAACATACTTGGCAGGGACGATACGCTTGGCGAACGCCTTGCGCATGGAAGAGAGCGTGCGGTTATTCGCATACAGCTTCACACTCCCCTGGAAGTCCACGGGCATCGCTGCGAACGCATCGTAGATTGCCATCTCGAGCTTACCCATGTTCTCCACGAGCTTTGATGGATCGTTATCGATGTTCGCGATGCGAATGACACTCTTTCGGTTGGCGATTCCAAGACCTGCAGTACAGGCATACTTGGTCTTCGCAATTTCGATGATGGTCCCGTCCGGCTGTGTCTCTGCCACATACGGATAGGCGGTGAACTCCATGCCGTTGTCCTTCTTGTGACTCGGATACATCAGGTGCGCACCTTCATCGGTGTCCCAGTACACCATGAGAATCGAGGACATCCCGTTGGCGTTGTCTCCTCCTGCGCCGATGGTGATGAACGGAAGCTCTGCTTCACGAGTCAGCGATACTCCGTCGATATCGGTCAGCTCGCTGAACCGAGGCATGAACCCGAGGAACTTCCTGGGATCCTGATTGCGGTTGCCATACAGCAACGCTTCCTCGAGATCCAATCCAAGCCCCCTCAGGTGCCGTCTGTCTTCGCGCCATCTCAGCTCCTTGTCGTGCGGAGAGAGTGCCATCACCTTCTTGAGGGATCTGGACCAGGATTCGATCATACCGAGCTCTTCGGTATACTTCTCCATGGATCCCTTGTTCGGCTTGGCTCCTTCATCCACAGCGACCCACGTACCCCGAGGAGGATCGCCCTCACGGCCTCCGATGTCTCTGAGCATGTCACTGGAAGATTTCCAATGAGCATCATTCCACATCGTCACTCGCTTGGTCACTTCGTCCACCACTGGGACGAGATCCTCGTTGTGTGTAGCGGCTGCTACATCTGCAAAAGTCAAATAATCAGGCATAGTGGCCTCCTATCAGTCTGGATAGTTGACGGGAACCCGTGGATTCCGTCCGTTAGATCCTGTCGTGTTGCTACCGATCGAACCGTCTTCCTCGATTGATTCGCCGATTCTCGAGAGCAACTCTGCTACCGCCGGATTGATACTCGCTCCAGTGCGATCCAGTGCATCGGCAAGGTTCTTGTCGGACTGAACCAATGCGATATATGCACGAGACATCGCCTTGCGCTTGGCATCGTACTGATCTGCCCAGCTCTTTTTCAGCTGCGCTTCACACCAATCCTTTCCCCGCTCGACAAGCTGCTGCATCGAGCCATTCTGAGCTTTGGAAATAGCATCGAACACTTTCTCTGCCACTTCCTTCGGAACACTCGATGACTCCAGCGTTGTCTTGAGAGACTCGGAGATGACTCCAAACGGATCGGAATCAGCATCCAGACTCTTTTCGAATTCTTCGTACGTTATTGGCTCTGTTTCCTTCGTGTCGCCTTCAGTTCCTTCGCTCCCATCGGTTTTTGCCTGCTTCGTGCTGCGCACAAAATCTGCCAGCGTTGCGTACTGCTGCAGATCGGCTTCGTCTTTCAGGTCGTTCGGCAACTGAGCCATCCACGCAGGGCTGGTCGTGCCTGTATCACCCTTCTGGGTGTTACCAGTGCTTTGGGTTCCGTCAGGTAGCCCAGACCCCTGCTGTTCCTTCCCATCTGCCCCGGGCGCCCCCTGAGTATCAGGTTCTACAGCAGTGTTGGTCCCATCCTTCACTTCCATCGCTTTCTCCTTTCATCCGGTCAATCAACCGGGAGTTTCCATTCATGACTCAGCATCCAGTCAAGAAGGGCAATCAGAGACTCCTCATCGAGCAGTCCGAGATCCTCCATCTTGCGAATGCCATAGTTCCTCAATTCCACCGCACCTGCTTCACAGGGGATCTGATCGAACACCCCACATTCCCGGAGCGTTCTGGCCAGTTCGTACTTTCCCTCATCGGTGCGATAGACATTCTTCAATGCGTTTCGCTTGCTCAGCGTCTCTCGATCTATCTGCTGTTCCTTGTTGATCATCTTCCAGCCACCCCCTGCATGAACTGCTGGGCAGTACTTCCTTCAGCTTTCGATAATTTGTTCACTGCATCAGCCTGAGCCTGCATCTGCTGGGCTTGTGCCTGTGCTTCAAGAATCTCCTGTTGCTGTTTCTTGATTTTCTTGACTTCTGCGATTTCTCGGATGATGGACTGAGGCATTCCGTTTGCACTCATGGCCTGTCGAATAAGCTCATCGAAATCCACATTCACCTGAGAATCCGGATTGAGCTGCATCACCGCAGCCAAGGCCTGCATGCCCTGGGTGATTCCTACTGTCTGGTGATAAGCCTTCATGTTCTGAGCAAGAGGACCGTCCAGCTCCACTTTGACCTGTCCCCCTTGGGAGGCTTTGACCAACTCATCAGGAGGAGGGGGAAGAAATCCACCCTTACGCAGAATGTGATACGTACGCATGATCAGCGGAGTGATCTTCTCCTCCTGCATATTGCCGATGATCGAGGATAAGAGAACCAACCCTTCGCCCTTGATCTCACGCACCTCGGTAGCTGTCCTCTGCTGATCCTGTCTCATGAGGATGTTGAACAGATCAGAATACAAGGATTGCTGAATCACCCGGGTCTGCATCTGAATCTCATTGGCCAGGTGATTCAGATCCAGAGTGGAAGGGAAAACCTTAGGTTCCCCTGTCTGGGCAAGGTTCGCATAGTTGCGCCCTCCCGGATTGAGGTTCAATCTACCCTTGAGCACTTCCGGAGCGAAGATCGGAGGATTGGCATTCTTGTCTGCAGCCATCATGTACAGGTATGCCATCTTATCGAGCTTCTTGATCTCTTCTACCAGCTCAATCACAGGAGAGCTCCCATAAGGACTCGTCCCATTGAGAAACCATCGATGCACGGCAACGGGGAATTCGTCGTACCCGCTTTCCAGAAAGATCTCTTCTCCAACATAACTGAAGTGCACAGAAGCGTACTGCTTGCTCGTGGAGATGATTGCATTACCCATCCGATTCAACGCATTCTTTCGCGGGTAGATTGCATGGAGCAACTTGATGCGCTGGTGACCTGCGTTGTTCTTGATCAGTCGCTTCACCTCCGCAGGTAGCTTCTCTCCCCATTTCTTGTAGGCGAGATTTGCTGGGATCTCGTATACCCGGTAGAAGGTATCCACACGACGATTGTCGTTCTCGCTGATATAGAACTCCTGAGGGTCGATGGTGTCATACACCATTGCTCCATGTTTCAGGTCATCCACAATGAACTCGGCACTCGTTCCCTGAACGAACGCATCCTTGGTGGCTAGGTGAGTGGAGGAGTAGAAATTGCACTGACTGAACACATTGAGCAAAGTCGATACAACCAGCTCCAGATGATCCTTGGCTCCATAGATCTTATCTGCATTCTGGAAGTTCTTGCCCTGAGTGGTGAAGTTGAACCATCGGATATTCTGGCTGATCAGGTATCCCATGATTCCATTCACTGCAGTATTAGTAGCTTCGACCTGCACATTCGAATGAAGAGGAATTGCTTCGATCTTGCTCTTGCTGAGATTGAAGGCCTCGGTTCGATGCTTGACCAACGCACAAGCTTCCCACCGAATTGCTTCAGTGGGACGGCGTACATTCTCCATTTCGGCTAACGTGCCAAGGAGAGATTGCTTGAGCTCTTCTTTTCTCTTCTTTTTGGTATCCACGTATCCAGTGAATCACATTGTCTCAATCGATTGGTGTCATTTGGAGCAGATAAGTAGTTTGAAGCAGTATCAGACTACCTGACGTTACATTGCCAGGAGGCAATCATGACAAAGATTATCGGACTAATGGCATCAATCTACGATACGGACGAACAGGGCAATTCAACAGTAGAGCAGCACTGGCTCATCGATCAGCATGGAGAGCATCGAGTGATGGTTCTCAGAACGGCTCATAAGGAGTTTCCTCAATCTCACGACTCCCCAGCAGACGCTGCCTCAAGAGCTCTTCTGCAGAGATCAGATCAGGAAACGACAGGAAGGGGATCACCTGGTCGTCGGTCAGCTTGCTCAAGGCGTCGAGCATATCGTCGTGACTTGCGTATGGGTAAGCGAGATACTCATCGATGATGAATTCCTCAATGATGTTCACGGTACTACCTTCCCAGTTCTTGCGCCACACAGCCTCTGGCATATAGATCCGTTGCTGACGGAACAGCGGTTCCAGAGCTTCAATTCGTAGTCCCTTGGCACTGGTAGCCTTTACCGCATAGATGGGGAACCGATAGTTCCTCAGAGCCATCTGCTCTTCGACATGTTGAATGTCAGCCTGCATGCCCACCTCTTCGTAGAAAGTACCCAGTTGAGGACGGTATTTCTGATGAAGCATGAACAATGCATTGGTTCGCCCAGTCAACGAAAGCTTGTCCCTGACCACATCGATGACGTAGTAGTTTCTGTCAGCTCCGAGTCCGATCACCCACATGACTGTGTAGTCGGTCTTACGCTTGATCTTGTCTGCCGGATCAATAAGAATCAATCGATTCAGGTTTTCATAGATGGTAGGAACCCATGGTTTGATCCACTCCCTGAGGAATCCCATGTTGCTGGACTGTCGAGGATCACACATCATCTGAGATGCGAATACCCACGAACCCAGCGCAGCTTTTCTCTTCGATAACACCTCTTTGGACAGCAGCACAGGATTGCCCAGCTCATCCACACACGGGTACACACGAGCAATGGCAGTCTTGGTCTTGATGATCTCGGCATACGTATCAGCATAGTGGTACCGGGTTCCGATAATCCTGATACGTACAGGTTTCCCGGGAGCACTGGCACCCGTATTGAGCGACATCTGGAACGCTTGGGTGGTTCTTTCTATCATCTCGGCAGAAGTAACCGAATCGAGAGTCACTACATCGTCGTAGACGAGGATTGTGTAGTGTCCACCAGTCTTCTGTCCGGTGACCAGACCTGAAGCGGTGAGAGTATCCTCCTTGGCTCGATTCTTTCGCTTCACTCGAATAGAATCAGTGGTCCATGGGATTCTCTGTCTCTTCCCTTCATCATCGATGTAGGTGCCCTTGAGAGGGTCCTCCCAGAGGATCTCCGGAAACAACCACTTGAGACGCCAGTTTGACTCCAACTCGGTTTTCACCTGGGATACGAACGATTTCGCCAACGTCTGGTTGAATGAGTAGATGCAGATCCTTTCTTCAGCATCGATGAGAATATCCTGAATGGTCTTGAGCCAAGTTATGATGGTGCTCTTGTAGTGTTCACGAGCCCAGATATCCAGATACCCGTCGGGATTCTCCTGCACTTCCAGGCAACGGTCATACAGCCAATCTCGATTTATATCCTCTCTCTCGCAGACAAACACGGCGAGAAAGAATATATCCTTCCTGACCATGTAGCGCATCCACTGGCGCATCTCCTCGTGTTTGCCTTGGTGTTCGTAGTCCTCCATGATCTGTTTGCACTGGAGGATGAATTTCTCACGAGGACTGGTCACCATCGCTCTTCCCTCGTAGTGCCAGCAGTCGCTCGGTACGTTCCAGAAATTCCTTGCTGATACGCATGGCAGTCTTGTCGTTCACATCGATGGAACCGGACACATCATGCTTCTCTGCAATTCCCAGAGCATCACGCTTGGTCTTCACCGCAAACTCGGCAAGATTCTTCCATTGGGTTGGGTTGATATCTGATTCCCGAAGACAGGCAAGTTTCATCAGCAATACTTCCATCACCTCATCAGCAAGCTGAACATGTTCCCGTGCTGCCTTGACCTGTTCGCTCTCCATCTCATGGCGCTTTTGCTCCTCGAGATGATACTCATAAGCTTCAACCCGTGATACCCAACTATTCTTCTTGGACCAGACCTGCAACTGAGATCTATAGGATTCCTTCCTGCCATAGGCATGACATAGTGCCACATGAGAACGAGTACGCCCCATGTCCCGGTAGCGACAGAACCACTCGTAGGCCAACGCTGTCTCATTCTCTTGCTTTTCCCATACGTCCATGGCTTATCCTTGCACAAATCGTCGGTAACGTGTTCTCATCAGGAGCAGTTAACTCAAGGGGATATCGAACGTAGTCATCCCATCATCTGCTGTAGCTCCAGTCTCTATGAGTTTCTCGATCTTCTTTCTCGCCATCCCATAGGCTCGAGCACATTCTGCAAGAGACTTGTATCGATGCACGGTAGTACTGGTATAGGCACACACGGCATTCCCTGCACGCTCCCTGTCGATCGCATAGTCGATAGTAACCCCATCGATCGCCGAGCCCGTACGAAGGATCTCGGATACCTGCTTCTCTGTCCATCCCAGTAGATTCGCAGCAGCCTTTTGTCCATTGGTTTCTGCAACCACTTTCCCGTTGTTCATGATCAACAATTTCATCAGTACGCCTTCCCATGCAACCGTGGTCGCTTCTTGTTGTATTTCATTTTGGCCATGATATGCGCCTCGAGGTCAATTCCCAGATACCCGGCGAGATCGGCTATTCTGATTACCGCATCGGCCAATTCATCTTCCACTGTATCTTTCACGAAGAACTCGAAGGATGATTGTACTTTCCTTGGAGAGTGAGAGAATTTTTCCAGTGCAGCCTCATATCGTTTCAGGTCAGCCCGTTTCCCATTACGATCAGCTTCCAGAGCCTCACTGAGTTCGCTGTGTATCAGACAGAGAAGCTCTCCCAGACTCTGATCCTTTTGGTGAAATCCATGCTGTAGTGCATTTCCGAATGCTTTGTTCTGTAGTTCCTTGATCGTCACATCAGCCTCTCTTCTTCCGGTAGTCTTCTCCGGTGAACTCGATGATCTTTCCTTCTCCAGCCACTCGACTGAAAGCGGAGATTCCGATGACAGCCTCCAGATCCTTGCGGTTCGAATTCGAAATGAGTACAGTCGGCTTCATCTCGTTGTACCGATCGTTGATCAGCCGATACAGATACACGAACTCGGTTTGGGTTCCATGCTTCTTGTCGATCTCGTCCACCACCAGATAGTCGTAATCGGTGAATTCCCGTAGGACCTTCAACGGATCGCCTCCGTTGAACGAGGATCGAATGAGATCAAAGTAATCGGCAGCGAGGATGTACTGGGCATACCGTCCAGCTTCCCATTGCTTCCGGATCGCACAGAATGCCAACATGGTCTTTCCGGTCCCATTGCTACCATGCAGGATTCCTGACTTTCCGGAAGCCATATGCTTCACAATTTCCCTGTCTCGATCGTCATGGCACACATAGTCGGCAAAAGTGTTGTTACGGTATCGCAACGGAATCGTATCCATCCTAGAATCCAGCAACTCTTTCTCATACGCACTCCACTGCGATCGAACTTTCTCTTCGATCATGCGATCCTGCAGATCGTTGGAAGTTGGCTTTCCGGTTTTTCGCTCCATATCAACCAACTCTAAGACCACTCGGTTTGCTGCATCCAATTCTGCCACCTGTCGATTGAACTTTCTTCCTTTCGGACATGGTTCATAACTCATTCCACCCTCCTGAATCGTATTCGTAGCCTTCCGGTCGCCATGTCTTGCCAGGACTCGCCCGGCTTCGAGGAAGCTCGCTCTTCTCCCAGGTGCGGACACAGGCCTTCCAGTCCTTCATCGGATTCTTACCGACCTTCCATCCCTTGGACTCGTAGAAATCCCAGAACTTCTGCGAATCCACTTGGTTTCCCCGTTCCTTGCAGTAGGCTGAGATCTCCACCACTGTAGGTTTGACGAATTTGGGGTGTTTCTTCCCCTTGGGGGGGATAGATACTTTAGTATCTAGGGGGGGAATATTATTCTTAGGAGTAGGAGAAGGAGAAGGGGCACTAGGGCATGGGTTTAGCATGCTAACCGCATTGCCACTAGCATGCTCGTTGCATGCATCTTGCATGCTGTCAGCATTTTGAGCATCGTTTTGGCTGTTTTCACCCTTGTTCCATCTTGCCTCAGCCGCCTTCTTTGCTTTCTCACTTCGCTCTTCCGATCCGATTATCCAAGGCTGATGCTCTTCCCAGTCGTGAAGATAGAATCCTTCCTCTGTCTCATCGATAAGCCCTACATCAACAAGAGTAGAACCGAATGAGCCCGTCTCACCATGCCAGTCTGCAAGGTCTTCGATATCTTCAAGATCGAATCCTTTGAGAAGACCGTCAGTGTACATTCTTCCTGCGATAGAGTAGAGCTTGATCAATCCGTAAAAAGCTTCATACCCGCATCTTCGGATAATCTTCCGCACCTTGGGATGGTCAACGAAATTCAGGCTGAGGCGCATGTCATCTCTAGCCATGAGACTTCTCCTTGCAGACCTTCTTGTATCTACTGATCCCCCTGATCGAGGTTATTCCGAAGATCGCCTTACGTTCTCTCACTCGTGCACTCACAACCGAATCCAAGGCATCATCGCTGATCCCATGTTTTCTGAGGTTGCGCTCTGTTAACCTGCTCATTTGCTTTAGACTTCGAGTTTCACCTTCCGGCCAATCCTTGAGCATGTCGATCACCGCTTGTGTCAATGAATAGCTCACAGTCCTTTCTCCTTCCTGACTCGTCTGATCTCCGACTCATATCCGCTCAGTAGCGACTTGTAGTCCTTGCGCTGATAGGAATCACGCTTATCCGATAAAGCCACGATTCGCTCCCAACCGATCCGTTGTGCGAGTGCTCCGGCATATTCCATCTCTGATATGTTCCTGAAACGATTGCAGGTGATGCACTGGGGCCAGACGTTATCCGGTTCCACTTCTGTTCCACGGATCGCCCGATGGATCAGATGCCCACCGTCACACTCGTTCCACTTCACTAATTTTCCACAGGTGACACACCGCACATATCCGGATTCATTGGCTTCCTGCAGGCGGCGAAGCTTGCAGAAAGCTGTTAATGCTTTACTTCGATAATTCACGCTTCACCTCAGAAGGGGATATCGTCGTTGAACTGCTCAGGACCCGGGAAACCCTGTGGACCTGCTGGTGGATCGAATGCTGGTGGTTGACTGAATCCGTTGAAGTTCTGCTGTTGTGGAGGAGGGGGAGGTGCTTGCTGTGGAGGGGGAGTCTGAGGATATCCCTGAGGATACTGCTGAGGAGCCTGACTCGGATAACCGTTGTTTACCTGATGATTGTTCTGTGAATTTGCAGGAGCTGCAAGGAGCTCAAGGCTCTGCACATTGATGACCACCTTGCTCCGATTCTGCCCAGTCTGTTGGTCTGTCCAGGACTGTTGCTTCAATCGCCCCTGGACAGCAATCTGTCGGCCTTTGGTGAGGTACTGCTGCAAACCCTCAGCCTGCTTTCCCCACAGCGAGAGATCAAAGAAATGGCCTTGATCCTGCCACGATCCATCCTGTTGCTTCATCGACTCGTTGCACGCGATCGACAAATTCGACACAGCTGTTCCACTGTTGGTATACTTCAGTTCTGCATCCCTCGTGAGACGCCCCACCAGAATGACTTGATTGATATCTGCACTCATACTGCCTTGCTCCTTTTCATATCGATATAGGTAACTCCCAGCGCGTAGGCCTGCCATGCATCTGCTGAGAACCCAAAGAAGAACCCCGGTTGGGTTTTTGTCCCTTTCCCATAGTTGCGTTCACCGGGTGCGAATCTATCAACCAGTGCTTGTCTGATGTTGCTATCCTTAGCCCTGACCGAATTGCAGAGATTCATCTTCACACTCTTCCTTGGTAATGTTTCGACAACCAAATATTTTTGGGTGAACTGTTCGATGAATCGTCCGATCCAGATGCAAGTCTCGAACACATCCTTCCCAGCCGGCATCCCGGTCCCGTAGTGGGCCACCATCTCGATCACCACCAAGGTATTTCCATGTATGTGTGGTGCGAGAATCTCCATGACCATGACATTTTCAATTTTTATCGCCTTTATTGGGTTATACGTTTCGGCATCGATGAGACACACTCCGCTACTCACTGGACCGGGGTCGATTGCAATTAACTTTTTCATGCATCCTCCCCAAGCAGTTCTCCCTGCTTATCCAGAGGAAGCTGAGCCCGCTTGCCTTTCACGAACTCCTCAGTCTCCTCAACAGCAACGATCATATTCTCCGTTTCTTCAGCGTTCAGGAATCCCGGCCACTCGTAGGGATCCTTTCCTTCCCAGAAATCCGGATCGTTCGACATGCGTATCTTTGGTGTGGTGATCTTGTGTCCGACCAGGTTAGCTGTGTAGATACCAGTAATCCGATACCACCGCCCGATATCGTCCTTTCCGGATTCGAATCCCGTGACCATCACCTTGTCTTGAACGGTCTCGAACTCCATCCTTCTGATGAATATCTCCTTGAGCATCGCCAGAGCCTTCAGCAAATCCTGTGATGGATCGTCTTCGGTCTTGATGCGGAAATCTCCAGCTTCAGTCGAATAATCGACCTGTACCATTCTTGTATCGATCTTCAGTTTCGTTATTTCCATGACTATTCCTCTCGTAAAACGATTCCGACCTCCGAAGCCACCATATGCGTGGTCTCAATAAGGATCGCGCATTCTTTCGTTGAAGAATCAGCTTCGGATATTCCCATGACACGACCGTAGATATCCATCTGCACCGTGCCATCCGGTTTCAGCAACATCGGGTATCCCATCTCCACCGCCCTATGCTTCACTTCCAGCTTGATCAGCTCAAACGGCATTCCCGTGAACTCGGCGATCTGCTGTACATGGCCATTGAGGTGGTGGGATTGAGATCGATGTCCAGTAGTTCTGGGCTTGCGAACAGTTTCGATGGTGATGGTGATATGCCCATTGTGCTTATCATCGGAACGCTGGTAGATCTGATCCAGCTTCTCCTTGATATCACGAGGAGCTACCAAGGCCACCGTATCCCGTTTCGCAGTCCAAGAGACTTTCATCTAGAGCACCTCGTATCCGATTCCAGCTATCGACAATGCCGATCGAACCTTGATGATTTCGGCATCGGTACAAAAAAACCTCACCAGAAACTCCTTCTTGGTTGGAACGTTCGGTTCTTGCCTCATGAACGAAGGTAAGTCGGCATCCTGTTGCATGAAGGAAGGGGTCTCGGGTTCTACAGAGAAATCAGCCACAGGTACTTCTACCTGCTTGACGGGTTGCGTGAATGCTTCAGCCTGTTCTCTGGCTTTCTTTTTTTCCTCCAGCAGACTCAAGGCCTGACCGAGATTGCCGGAGTTCTTGAAAGCACCGAGAATCTGATCGGTATACTCTCCGGAAACCGAAAGAATCGTGAGTACTCCATCTCTGCAGACATTCACCTTCGTATCGATCTCTTCCTTGAGTTTGTTCGTAGGATTGCCCTTGGTTGTCCAGAACTTCTCCTGAACCCATGAAGGATCCTTTTTCCAGGTAACAGAGCTGAAGAACTCCTTCATCACTTCATCAAACTCACTCGACGCTTCTTCCAGCAACGAATCGATGATGCCTTCTCGCTCCACTCGAATCTGATGCTCACTGTCCTTGATTTGCTGGTCGATACCATTGATGGGCTCATCAAGAATGCTCTTGAATTCCTTGATCTTCTGCTCAACTGCATCGAAGGGAGTCATGAAGATCTTCTTTGCTGCAATCTTCTCATCGTTGATCTTCTTGAACAGTCCTCTGAGATTCGCCAAGGTCTTCTTGGCATCGGGGATATCGGTGACCACCAAACCTTTATACTGTTCGGCGATCGCTTTCACCTTGGTCTCAAGGACATCCAGATTGTCCTGTATCTTTCCATCCACTACCTGGATGACGGGTATCAATTCTCTATTTTCCATTTGATTCTCCTAGAAAGGGACTGTTCCCCAACTCTTTGCCGCTTCGACAAAGGGGTTGTTCTTCAGGTTGCGATTACACTGGAAGTAGTAGGCACTCACGAGATAGTTGAAGAAGATGGTCTTGCGTTCGATCTCATTTTCCACTGGCTTGAATGTGGGAGTAGCCTTCTCCTTGTCCAGATGTAGAATTGCCAGGTTATCGACAGGGTAGTTCGGAAACATCTCGTTATAAGCTTGGCGATACCCACAGAGCTGTACAGGCATCTCCGGGTAGATGTCCTTGGAGGTTTTAAAGTCGATGAGATACCTATGACCGTTCACGATTGCGATGGCATCGAAACGTCCGGCGTACCCGATCGACACGCACACAACTTCCACCTCTGATTCCAGCCATTCGACATGGTTCTTCGATTCCCATGAAAGGAAGGCATTGAAACCAGTTCTAGCCTCATCACATTTGAGATACCCGTCTACTACATCACCTCGTATGTAGGCTTCAATCGCATTGTGAACTTGTGTCCCGGCAGAAGCAGCTTCTTTCCTTCTAGCTTCATACGCTGTCCGAGCAGCTTCCAGTACATCCTCGACACGATGCACATCGATCGGATTCTGGATGATGTGCAGGTGCTCCTTGATATGATCCACCGCACAGGATGCTGCCCAGCCGAGAAGCATCGGTTTATTCAGCATCGAAGTGATGGTCGTAACCGAAGGGTATTCCACTCCGTCAAAGTTATATGCCATCTCACACCCCCAAGCTTGCTTTGGCTCGGTTGATGATTTCCTGAGCCTCTTCGAATGTGATGGCAGATACGGCTTTCTGAAGGAGATACGACTTACCTGCAGGATCACTCATCCTCTCGGCTAATGAACGCATCTCAGTTGTTTGGGATACCGTTATCCGTGAAGGAGGTTGTACCGTCTGAGTAGGTTCCTGGGCTGGCTGGGGCATTGCTGGAGTAGGCGAAGAAGGAAGTGGAGTGCTTCCCATTGCACCCACGAGATCGTTCCACCCAGAATGCTCTCCAATTTCAACCACCATGGGAATCCTTCCGGTTCGATCCTTGCTATCGAACAGACCGCCTTGTGCTGGGGTGAACAGACAGCGAACGAAATCATCACCCTGTCTCTGAATGCCCAGATAGCTGATTACATCCACCATGTTAGGAATCTCGTCAGAAAGCTTCGTTGCTACCTGAATGCGTTTCTCAAGACCTTGATCAGTACTGATCTCCGATACATGCGAGACAATGATTACGTGCTTTCCAG